AGCAAACGCCTCATTATTAACATGCCACCCCGTCATACCAAGAGTGAGTTTGCAAGTTACCTATTACCTGCGTGGTTTTTGGGGCAATATCCTCATAAAAAGGTGATTCAAACCTCTCACACGGCGGAGTTAGCCGTGGGATTTGGTCGTAAGGTAAGAAATTTAGTGGATCAGGAGTCCTATAAAGAGATATTTCCTGATTTACACCTGTCAGCAGACAGTAAAGCGGCAGGAAGATGGAACACGAGCAAGGGTGGAGACTACTTTGCGATAGGTGTGGGTGGTGCGGTTACTGGTAAGGGCGCGGATTTACTGATAATTGACGATCCGCACTCGGAACAAGAGGCAGCACTGGCCGAAATCAACCCAGATGTCTACGATAAGACGTACGAGTGGTACACATCAGGGCCAAGGCAGCGTCTACAGCCGGGTGGAGCCATCGTCATAGTGATGACACGCTGGAGTTTGCGGGATTTGACGGCAAAAGTTATCAAATCTTCCGCACAAAGGGGTGGAGATGAGTGGGAAGTCATTGAATTTCCTGCACTTATGCCAAGTGGCACTCCACTGTGGCCTGAATTCTGGTCAAAAACGGAATTAAGCGCGTTAAAAGAGGAATTACCTAACGCAAAGTGGATGGCGCAGTACCAACAGCAGCCGACATCGGAAACATCGGCTATTGTGAAGCGCGAATGGTGGCAAACGTGGGAAGAAGAGAACCCTCCCCCGTGTGATTTCGTGTTAATGGCGTGGGATACGGCGTTTGAGAAGAATAATCGGGCTGACTACTCGGCTTGTACGACATGGGGGGTGTTTTACCACCCAGATGACAACGGAGTAGAGCAAGCGAACGTGATATTACTTAATGCGTTCAGGGAAAGGATGGAGTTTCCCAAGTTAAAGCGCATATCTATAGAACAGTACGACGAGTGGCAACCAGATTCGCTACTTGTAGAGAAAAAAGCGTCAGGAGCACCGCTAATTTACGAGCTTCGGGCGATGGGAATACCCGTGCAGGAGTTTACTCCGACGCGAGGTAACGACAAAATAACAAGATTGAACGCAGTGTCTGACTTGTTTGCTTCAGGTTTAGTATGGGCACCGAATACAAGTTGGGCTGAAGAAGTAATAGACGAGGTTGCCTCCTTCCCATCAGGAGAGCATGATGACTATGTGGACTCTGTATCATTAGCAATGATGCGATACAGGAAAGGTGGATTTATAAGGTTGCCTTCGGATGAAGCAGAAGAAGTGCAATACTTTAAGCAACGTAGAGGCGGGTACTACTAATGGCTATTGAGAAAGGGTTATATGCAACACCAGAAGGCATAAGTGTAGAAGAAGAACAAACATTGGAAATCGGGATTGTTAATCCTGACATGGTGACGATGGATGATGGGAGTGTTGAGTTTACGCTCGTTCCTGAAGAAGGTATGGAAGAAACTGCGGGAGCGCCGTTTGATGCCAACCTTGCCGACTATATGGATGACCAGCTTCTAACTACTATAGCCTCTGAATTAATTGAAGATTTTGAATCTGATAAGTCAAGCCGTAAGGACTGGGCTGATACCTTTGTTAAGGGACTTGATGTTATTGGATTTAAGTACGAAGAACGTACAGACCCGTGGGAAGATGCGTGTGGGGTGTACAGTAACGTACTAGCTGAAGCCGCTATTCGTTTCCAAGCTGAAGCGATGAGCGAAACGTTTCCCGCCGCTGGTCCTGTCAAGACTAAGATTCTAGGTGAAATTAGTCAGGAGAAGGAAGACGCTGCTCTACGTGTTCGTACCGACATGAACTACGAACTTACCGAGGTCATGGTTGAGTACCGACCCGAACACGAAAGACTACTCTATAGTCTCGGTCTTGCAGGATCAGCCTTTAAGAAAGTGTATTACGATCCCAACCTTGGTCGGCAGGTAGCCATGTTTATACCTGCGGAAGATGTAGTTGTGCCGTATGGCGCTTCTAATCTGGAGACAGCAGAGCGTGTTACACACGTAATGCGTAAGACCAAGAATGAACTCATCAAGTTACAGGCACTGGGTTTCTATCGGCAGATAGACTTGGGTGACCCTGAAACGTTCCATACCGATATTGAAGAAGCTAAAGCAGAGCAAGGCGGTTACACACTAAATGCCGATGACCGCTATACCATCTGCGAGTTTCACGTTGATATGGTTATTGATGATATAGATCAAGACGATGAAGAGTTACAGATAGCTAAACCCTACGTTATCACTGTAGAGCGTGGCACGGGTGAAGTATTGGCGGTAAGACGCAACTGGAACCCTGACGATCCTTTGACACTTAAGCGTCAACATTTTGTCCATTACGCTTACGTACCGGGATTTGGTTTCTATGGTCTTGGTTTAATTCACATTATTGGTGGATATGCTAAAGCAGGTACTTCTCTTATCCGTCAATTAGTTGACGCTGGTACGCTAAGTAACCTACCGGGCGGTCTAAAAACCCGTGGTCTTCGTGTGTTGGGTGATGATGGACCCATAGGGCCGGGCGAGTTTAAAGACGTAGACGTGCCAAGTGGCAGCATAAAAGAAAACATAATGACCCTTCCTTATAAGGAGCCAAGTCAAACATTGCTTGCGCTACTTAAGCAGATCACGGAAGAAGGTAGGCGACTTGGCGCTATCTCTGATATGAACATATCGGACATGAGTGCTAACGCTCCGGTTGGAACTACACTGGCTTTATTGGAACGTACGTTAAAACCAATGGCTGCGGTACAGGCGCGGGTGCATTATGCAATGAAGCAGGAGTTCAAACTGCTCCGTGCAATTATTTCTGAGCACGCCCCTGAAACTTATGTATATGTACCAGATCGTGGTGAACCCCGTGCAAGACGTGAAGACTACGCGATGGTTGAAGTCATCCCTGTTAGTGACCCTAACAGCAGTACGATGGCCCAACGGGTGGTGCAGTATCAGGCTGTGCTGCAAATGTCACAGACAGCTCCACAGATATATGACCTGCCTCAGTTACACAGGCAGATGATCGAGGTGCTGGGCATAAAGAACGCAGACAAGCTAGTGCCTACTAAAGACGATATTAATCCTATTGACCCAGTAAGTGAGAATATGAACGTGTTGGTGGGTAAACCGATAAAAGCGTTTATTTATCAAGACCATAGAGCGCATATTGCTGTACACGAAGCGTTCCTTGCCGATCCTCAGATAGCTGCGTATCTAGGTCAAACTCCAGCAGGACAACAGATTGTAGCTGCTCTTAAAGCACATATAGGGGAGCATATGGCCTTTCTTTATAGAGAGCAGATGGAAGCTGAGTTGGGTGCGCCGTTACCTGCGCCTGATGAGGAACTGCCACAAGCACTGGAGAAACGCCTCGCAGGACTACTGGCTAAAGCAGGACAACAGCTTACGCAAGAGAAACAGGCTAACGCGGCACAAGCGGCTGCACAGCAACAGGCACAAGACCCTGTGTTCCAGATGAAGCAAGCGGAGCTACAGATTAAACAAGGTGAACTACAGCGCAAAGCGGCTAAAGACGCTATGGATGGTGCGCTTGAGCAGGAAAGGTTGAACCTCGACAAAGAGAAAGCAGCCACTACTGCTACATTGGAAGCAAACCGCATAGCCTCGCAGAACGAGCAAAGCGAAGCTAAGAAGGACTTGGAAGAAGCCAAGGTCATTATTGACATGGCTAAGACTGTAGGAGAAGAACGACGGACTAGAGCTGAGTCGGAAAGGGATAGGGATGAAGCTCTACGCGATGACCGAGAGGATAGATAATGGCTAAAACAGTCTTTCAGGTTCTTGAGGAAAAATTAGCTGATCTGCAAAAGCAGCAAGAAGAATGGATGAACGGCGGTAGTGCTCAAGACTACGCCGAATACAAAGAATCGTGCGGGGTAATCCGGGGTCTAGCTGCCGCACGCAGAGAAATACAAGACCTCTCGCGTAACTATATGGAAGACGATGATGACTGAACCAGCAGTTGAAATGACGGCTATTGAGGCCAAGCGAAAGAAGAAGATAGAAGAACAGGAGCTTGAACGACAAAAGGAAGTGGTGCTAGACAAGCACATACCGAAACCTGTTGGGTATCGTGTGATGGTGGCTCTTGCGAATGTAGACGACAAGTTTGATGGTGGTATTGCAAAAGCTACTCAAACCATAAGGGAAGAAAACATTCTCCAGATGACAGGTGTTGTCTGCGATATGGGGGATGAAGCCTATAAGGATAAAGAGCGTTTCCCTAATGGCCCGTGGTGCAAGGAAGGAGATTATGTGGTCTTTCGGGCTAATACAGGTACAAGAATTAGAGTGGGTGATGTCGAGTATCGCATTATGAATGATGATTCGATTGAAGCCGTAATTGATGATCCGAGTAAACTGACTCGTGCGTGAGGAGTAAATTATGCCAATGCAACAAGTGGAGTATGAGTTTCCTGACCCAGATAAGGATGAAAAACTACAGGAAGTAGAAATAAAGGAAGAAGAAGTAATAGATACCAATATAGAGGTAGAGGGTGCGGTAGGGCGTGAAACTATAGGGAAGCCCGATAAAAAGGAAGCAGCCGAAAAGAGCGAGGTTGAAATAGAAGTAGAGGATGATACACCCCCTGCTGACAGAGGGCGTACGCCTTCTGAACCTCCTGAAGAAGTAACTAATGAAGAATTAGAAAACTATTCAGAAAAAGTTAAGAAACGCATACAACATTTTAGTAAAGGCTACCATGATGAGCGAAGGGCTAAAGAACAAGCTACCCGTGAAAGGGAAGAAGCAATAGCGTATGCTCAGAAACTTGTTGAGGAAAATCAAAAACTTAAGGCAAAGGGAAATGAAAGCCATAATGCTTTGATTGAGTCTGCCAA